CATTTTTGCGGCTCTAGGTTAGGGAGGGTGAATGCCAAAGGGAACTATTGGCCGGCTCGGTGTAAAGGTTGTCCCCGACCTTTCTGGCTTCGCCGACAAGCTCAAGCGAGACCTGAAGAAGATTCAGAAGCAGGTCAAAGACCTGGACATCACCTTCAACGCCGAGGTTGAGCTAGACAAGGAGTCCCTGAAGAAGGCTCAGGAGCGGATCAACAGGATTGACGGTAAAGCCGAGGTTGGAGTTGATCTGAAGAACGGGCAGCTGGAGGCCCTTCGGAAGAAGATTCAGTCAATCAAGTCTGAGATTCAGGTCAACGCTCACCTTTCCGAGGAGCAGAAGAAGAAACTCCAGGAGAAGCTCGACAATATCCGTACCTCGGTCAACCTGTCGGTCAGGCCAGGAGAGCTGGCCAAGCTGAAGCGAGACGTAGAGTCCGCGGCAGGAAGCGTCAAGGCCGGCCTCACCCTCAATGAGAGGTCATTCCGTCAGTTTCAGGCCCGCCTCAACAAACTGAAGGCAGACATTCCCGCCAAGGTCGACCTCGACGAGGCCTCAGCCAAGGAACTGAAGGCGCGTATCGCCGCCATTAAGGCTGACGTTGATGTGCACGCGAAGCTCTCGGAGGAGCAGAAGAAGAAGATCAAGCACGAGCTGAACAAGCTCGACGGGAAGGCAACAGTCAACGCGGACCTGGATGATGGGAAGGCCCGCTTCGACCTGAGGAGGCTCTGTCGTTCCAGGTGGGTTGATATCAATGTGAGGCTAGGAAAGGCGTCTGTCGCTCGTGTTGCCGCCCAGCTGAAGGCGCTAGCCGGCGGTAACGTCTTCGAGAACATTGGCCGGAACCTGAACGACTTCCTCCGGAACCTGGACACGGCTTCCGTGAAGATTGCTGCCGTCTCGACGCTTATAGGCACGGCGGTGTCGGCCATTGGAGCAGGCGTAGGGGTCCTCTCGTCTTTGACTGTAGGGCTAGCGAAGTCGACTCCGGCACTCCTGGCGTTGCCCGGCATCTTCGGGGCTGCTGCTGCCGGTGCGGGTGTCCTGATAGCCGCATTGAAGGACGCGAAGGACGTCCTAGGAGACCTAGGCCCCGCGCTAGGCGACCTCCAGAAGCAAATCTCGGGCTCCTACTGGGAGCAGGCCGCACAGCCTATCCGGGACTTCGCGAATGTTGCTATCCAAGACCTGACTCCGGCGCTGCAAGCGGTTGCTTCAACGCTGGGGTCCATGACGGCTGCGATCGCTAACGCGGCAAGTGGGCACATTGCCGGGTTCCAGCAGTCCCTCTCGTATCTTGCGGAGGCTCTGGCTATAGGGTCGACGGGTGCGGCTTCGTTCACGCACGGCATCCTCACGATGGGGGAGGTGGGGGCGAAGTTCCTTCCGAGCATTGCTCAGTGGGCCAACCAGATGGCCGCCTCGTTTGAGGCCTGGGCCACGAAAGCGGCCGCTTCCGGGAAAATGGAGGAGTCCATCCGGGCCGCAGCTAAAGCCTTCGGTACAATGAAGGACATCACTGTCGACCTTGCTGGCATCATTGGCGGCCTGGTGAAAGCCATGGCTAAAGGGTCTGCCCCCATTGATTCGATAGCGGAGGCTCTAGATAGGGCCAACAAGGCGGTTAACGGGCCCCTGTTTCAATCCACGCTAGCTACCTTGTTCTCTTCCATGGGGGAGGCTGCCGGTAGGGCTTTCCAAGGTGTTGGCCAATTGGGGAAGGCGTTTGTGTCGCTCGCCCCCGCCCTTGACCAGATTCTCCCGATGATTGGCGAGACGTTCAAGACTGCATTGACGGGGCTGGCTGCCGCTCTGGAGAATCCGGCTTTCCAGAACGGTCTCATTGAGTTCTTCGGCGGGGTGCTCAAGGCGGTGGAGGCCCTGGCTCCGGCGATGCCTGCGCTGGGGCAGGCGTTCGGGGCCATTGCCTCGGTCGCTGGAACATTGTTGGCGGCGATCGCCCCGCTGGTGGCACAGCTGATCGAGGGGCTTGCGCCGATCCTCCAGCAGCTGGTGCCTATCGTCACGCCGATCATTGAGCAGCTGACTGCCGCGTTGATGCCGGTCATGCAGGCACTGATGCCGGTCATATCCGAGCTGGTCACCCAGCTGGGGCCGGTTATTGTTGACTTGCTGACCCAGATTCTGCCGATTCTGGTGCCTATCATTCAGCAGCTCGCGTCCTCCTTGATCCCGGCGATTCAGCTGGTTGCTCAGTACATGAAGGACATGACCCCGATGGTTGTCGCCACGTGGAGGATGATCGCGGACGTCATCTCCGTCGCGATTAACCTCATCAAGGGCGTCATCCAGGTGGCCCTGGGCATCATCAAGGGCGACTGGTCCACCGCCTGGGAGGGCATCAAGAACATCGGCCGGGCAGCTTGGGACGCGATCAAGATCGCGTTCAACTCCTTCGGTGGACTGCTCGTAGCATCCGCCATCGCGACGTGGAACCTGATTTTGGCAGCGATCAGGGCGGCCTGGAACTGGATCACGACGACGATCAGTAACGCCGTCACCCGGGCCAGGTCCCTGGTCAGTAGCGCCTGGTCGTTCATCAGCAGCGTCACCTCATCGATGTGGAATGCGGTCGTCAGCGCGGTGGTCAGTCGTGTCAACAGCATGCTGACCACAGTCAGGAACATTCCGGTCACCGTCAAGAATGTCTTCGTTGGGGCTGCGTCGTGGCTCTGGAACGCTGGCTCGAACGTCATTCAGGGATTCATTGACGGGTTGAGCTCGAAGTTCGCCGCCGTGCAGAACAAGCTTTCGTCCCTGACGAGCATGCTCCCTTCGTGGAAGGGGCCCGCCCCGGTAGACAAGGTGATCCTTAAAGACGCTGGGCGCCTCGTCATGAAAGGCTTCATAGATGGCCTGGAGTCGCAGTATGGCGCTGTCCGTAAGTCTCTGGAGGGATTCACGGACGACCTTGCCCGGGATGTCTCTCCTGACATCGCGGCGTCTGTGTCGACGTCCTTCAAGAAGACCTCTCCTTCTCGGGGGTCTTTGAACGAGATCGCTGCCGTTGCCCCTAAGGCGCCAGTCGGTTCCGGGAGCACTGTGAATATCACGAACTACTATCCGACAAAGCAGACAGATTCGAAGACGCGAGATGATGTTGCTGATGGTATCCGCCTCGCGTCCAGCATTTAGGATGGGCCAGTGAGTAGCGAGTACTTCCTGAACGGGACCGATCTTGACCGCCCGGGCAAGTGGCGGGTGATGCAGGGTACCCTTCTGCCCGGGGTGCCGACTCCTCGCCTCCAGTCCGTGGAGGTCCCATCACGCAATGGGGTGATCGGTGGTGCCGGGGCGAAGGTGGGCACGTTCAAGATAACGATCGCGTTCATGGTTGAGGGTGCCGACCGTGGGGAGCTGGACCGCAACTGGCATGCGCTGGTGGCGCGCCTGCGCTCCTCTGGTCGTCTGGCTACGCTTCAGCACCGCCCGGCTGGAGGTGCCCCCAAGGAGGCCTCTGTGAGGCTCGTGAGCGTCTCGCAGCCCCAGTGGAGGTATGGGGAGTGGGCCATCGACAGTACGGTTGTTCTCGAGGCTGTGGAGGGCGTCTGGAGGGACGTTGCCCCGATCGAAGCGAATCTGTCTGACCTGTCTGCTCTGGCCGGGGGGGCGGCCCCTGTCGCCGATGCTCTCCTGCGTCTTTACCCCACCTCGAACCTGATGACAGTTAAGGACAAGGAGTCTAGCACGGTCCTCACCTGGAGAGGCAGTGTTGAGGGGGGGCAGAGGCTCTTAGTGGACGTGTCCCGCTACGAGGCGTGGAAGATAGACTCTGATCTATGGGCGGCGGCCAGCGGCGCCCGGGGGGCCTCTGCCGGCTTGAGCATGTCCCCGGCCGGGTTTCAGCTCACCCCCGACAGCGAGGGACGTGTCGCGGTCGAGGTCACTGGGGGCACTGGGGTAGTCCGAGCGAGGAGGGCTTACTGATGCGAAGGGACTTCTTCCCGGGGCTCCAACTGCGCGCTGTCGCCTATGAGGTGCAGGGCGAGCGCATTGGAGTTGTCCCCGACGTCCTGGAGATGACGGTTACAACCCCCCGGGGTAAGACCCCCACCCTGAGCATGTCCTACGCGCCCGGCCCTAGCGCGATCCGAGGTAGCGTCCTGGAGCGTGAGGTCGAGGTCGCTGTGGAGGCCACCTTCGACGGGGCCGTATGGGAGGAGCTCCCTGACGCGCGTTTCGTCACCCAGAAGACCGAACGCAACCTCGTCAACGACGGGACGGACTCCCGGAAGGTAGAAGCGATCCACGTCAGCGACTACCTGAAGGAGACCCTGGTCTGGGAGGTGCCCCCAGTCGCGAAGGACAAGGAAGGCAAGTACAAGTTCTTGTCGCGTAATGCGGGCACGATCATCGGGACCGTGTGGCAGGCCGCCGCCGCCCGAGGCTGGGGGCGCGGCCTTACCCTAGGCGCAAACACAGTCAACGACTCAGCCAACCAGAAGTGGGCTAAGGTCGTCACCCTGTACTTCGCCCCCACAATCAGCCTTCTCCAAATCGTCGACTCTCTCCGTAGTCTCGGCATGATCGATACGGTCTGGCAGGGGCGCACCCTGAACCTGTACAACGCCGACACTACTCAGGCCAGGGACCTCACCGCGTCGAAGCGCTGGCCTCTCGCCACCACCCTCACCGGCGCCCCTGAGGCCGCCACGTGGGCGGACATGTGCACAGACGTCCTCGTGAAAGGCGAAGGGGGAAAGACCTGGCTCATCCACAACGACGCAGCCCCGAAGACTATGCGCCGCGTCGAGAAGGTCGTTGAGGCCGGCGGTGTGGAGTTGGACGCTACTGCCCGCCTCGTAGCGGAAGCCACTCTGAAGTCTGGCGCCCACGTGAGTGAGGAGATTAAGCGGGAGTGGGTGGCCGCTGACGTGCATATCCTCCCCTGGGCCGACTACCGGCTCGGTGACTGGATCATGGTGGAGCGCCAGTCGGGGATGGAGCGACTCCAGGTCGTGCAGATCAGCGTCACTCAGAAGGGGGACAGGGTGGAGGGGCACACCACCTTCGGTACTGTCCTCGACAGCCTCCTTGGGCGCATTACAAAGCGAACCAAGGGCATCGTGGGCCTGGCCTCCACCTCCGGTAGCGGCGTGCGCCCAGACCCCCCGTCATCGAAGTACTGGCCACTCCCCCCGCCGGGCCCGGTCGGCTCCAGCCGGGCCGTCATCAACGACCGAGGCTGGGCCCAAGCCCTCGTTGACCTCCAGTGGGGCAAAGTCGACTCCGACACCCTGGGCAGCAAGGTCGACGTGATCGCCTATGAGGTGTCGTGGCAGCTGTCCAAGTTCGGCACCAGCCTCTCGGGCACTATGACCGTCAAGGGAGGCGACACCGTACAGGCCACGGTTGGCCCTCTTTCCGCGGGGATGGAGTACCGGTTCTGGGTGCGCGCCCAGACAAATGACGGCGTAGGGGCCTGGTCTCAGCCGCTCGCCTTGACGACGGCGACCGACACAGAACCTCCTCCTGTTCCCTCCAAGCCTCAGCTCTCCCAGTCCTTGGGAGTTCTCGAGGTGTACTGGGGCTACGTGGGCAAGGACGGGGAGGGCATGCCTGCCGACTTCGCTGGCGTGGAGGTCTCCGTCCAGCACCCTGGCCGCCCAGCGTCCCGAGTGACAGACATGATCACCCCCATGCAGCGCACGGCGATCGCGGGCCTGGAGGTACGCGACTATGAAGTGTGCCTGCGCTCCTACGACAGGGGGGGTAACAAGTCCGACTGGGGGCCCGCGGCTACGATCAAGCTCGAGCAGAACGTTGATGCTGACGCCATCGCCAAGCAAGTCGAGGACAGGCTTAAGAACAGCGATGCCTTGCAGCGCGCCGCACGGGAGGGGACTCTAAAAGAGATGAAGCACCTCACGGAGGCGATGACCCAGGTCGCTACGAACCTCGTCGATTCTGGTCTGGTCCCGCCTGACTCAGGTAAGATTGGGTCCAGCATGTGGGTTGCCCCGGATGGAAGAATATTCGTACTCAGGGCAGAAGGGGACAAGTAATGCAGCCATACGCAGCGGCGAAACAGTGGAGGGACGGGTTCGGGGCTAACGAGACCCGGATCACCGCAGCCGACCTGACGCACATGGAGAGCGGCATCAGCGCTGCCGTGCAAGGGGTCACGAATCTGGAGACCAAGGTCAAGGCTGTGGAGCAGACCCTCCCTCAGCAGATGCAGTCCCTGCTGGAGGGTGTCCTCGCCCAGCTGGAGAAGCTGGTGCCCGTGGGCACTATCGCCATGTACGGGGCGGAGAAAGACCCGGAAGGGTGGGTGCGCTGCGACGGCCGTACTCTAGAGAGGAACGCCTACCCGAAGCTGTTTGCCGCGATCGGCACCACTAACGGCTCCACTTAGTCCAGCAACTTCAAAGTCCCCGACATTCGCGGGCGCGACGTCATCGGTACCGGGGACTACGCTATCGGGGCCAGGGGTGGACAGGCGTCCGTCACCCTTACTGTCGCCCAGCTTCCCGCCCACACTCACTCGATCGGCGAGATTCAAAACGCCGCGTTGCGATTTCAGGCGAAGACAGCGGACAAAGACATTGGTGTCGGCCAGAATGGGTACACGTACCTGACGTCAACGGGCACAGAGGAAAGCTCCAGGAGCCCGATCGCGGCTTCTACGGGCGGGGGCCAGTCGGTGAGTATCCGCAACCCGTTCGTTGCCTTACCCTATATCATTAGGGCCCGCTGATGGCGGGCCCTCTGACCCCGGCCACCGCCCCCGAGGGGGCCAAGGGCGGCCAGTACGTCACAGTCCCCGCGTTTGCGGCACCGGGGCATTCCTCTCCCTCGAACACGAGAGACGCCCCCGGCTCGACGGTCGTCTACTCTCCGAAGGGGTGGAGGTGGGAGGAGGCTGGAGATGACTATTCCAAGACCGTCTCGAAGCTTACCGCCGCGACTGTGGAGGGGGCGGTTCGCCGCGTCAAGACCTCCTTCGGAGAAGTCTTCTACATCCGCGGCACGCACGACACGAAGCCCCCATTCAAGGGTACGGCCATCGGGGACACGTGCAGGGTGCAGGACGCTCAGACTCTCGATATCGTTGCGGAGTGGAGGTGGAACGGCGCCTCCTGGGAGCGGATGCGCGTCACCAGTGAGCAGATCAGCAACCTCGACGTTGGGAAGCTGACCGCGGGCTCGGCGAGTATAGCTGAGATCGCGGCTAGGAAGATCGCTGCGGACGTGGGCCGTTTCCTGTCGATCACGACGGACCAGCTGACCGTCACCGGGAATGCGTCATTCGTTAATGCGACCGCCCACCATATCTGGTCCCGGATTGTTACAGCTGGGCAGGGCGAGTTCGAGCAGATCAAGGCGGGCATGATTGCCGCCAACGCGATCTCGGCCTCCAACATTCAGGCCGGAGCTATCGACGGGCAGGTCATCACCGGGGCGACCCTCCAGACGGAGCGAGCCCCGAACCGCGGGATAAAGATTTCCGGCAACGGCATGCAGGTGTACAGTCGGAACGGGTGGAAGTCCCTCGACATAAACCCTGACACCGGGGACATTTCAATCAGCGGACGCCTAGGCCTCCGTGACACCTGGTCTGAGACCTTCTTCACTGACATCGTGTGGGCCTCAACTGGCACCGATGTCGGTCCGAATGGGGAGAAGAACGGTGTCGGACTGGCCTTCAACTCCCTTGAGGACGATTGGTGGGCCGGCAGTATCTCCATACAGAAGGACTCCATAGGCAAGCCAGGGATCAGGATGCAGGCCCCGCTCCGGAAGGCGTTCGGAAATTCCAAGGACACTCCTCGCCCGTATGTTGCTCTAAGTGCCGAGGGGGCCGTCATTTACGCGGGGAGCGAGGCTGGTGGCTCGTGGGGGTCTTTCGTGATCGGCAAGTACGGGGCGACCCTCCGGACGGGGGCGTCCTCTTTGGTGGTCAACGACGGGCGATTTGCTTACAGCAAAACAGATGGGCGCATCTTTGATATCGACAACGACACTGTAACATTAAAGGCCCTAAAGCACGTCCACAACACCCAAATAGGGTTCTATATGACGCCATCACAGACTGTAATGGCCTGGAACAGCAACGCCTACTGGGTGGACTCGGCTGGAGTTCATATGTCTGGGGCAAAAAAGTTCACGATGCGGGTCCCGGAGGTGACAGAGAAGACAGGGATGTGGTTATCGCACTCCTGCACCGAGAGCCCCTATGACGGGATCGAGTACTGGGAGAACCTGACTCTCGACTCTGAGGGGAAACGCACGTGGGAGCTCCCAGACTACGTGCCTTGGATAGCGTCCCAGAAGGCCCCCTGGATGGTTCTCTGCACGGCAGGCAAGGCCCGCCTGGAGAAGACAGGGTACGGCCACGGGGCACCCCCCTGGAAGGTGCACGTCGAGGGAGAGCCTGGAGCTGAGGTATCCGTCCTCGTCAAAGGGGCCCGCGTCGTGGATACTGGCCGGGAAGACGGCAGTGTCGAATGGGTCGACTAC